GGCTGCTACTGGAGCCTCTCATAATCAAAAGTTTAATAATCACACACCGGATTTTGATCAGGATGAGATCATCACCCCTGGTTATAAATCTTGTGGAGTACATGGTGATGAATTAGCTCTCTCTAAGGATGAACGTTCTTTTGAGGAGCTAGATGCCTATTTCGATTATATATATAGGGCAACCTATGGATACCCTAATGTTGACCCAGCATGTCTACTTGCTTGGTTGTGCCATACTGATGAGTTTGGTAACACATTTGCTGGCATACATACATGTGACAACTTAATGGTTTTTGGGGAAGATACCCCCATGTACTTTACCCAGTTGTCTTACGCTTTAGAATCTATACGATCTATGGCTCCTATTACAGTTGTTCAAGATATGCCACAAGCTAATGCCCCACGTTGGGATCCAGCAACTTTGAATGTTCGGATTACTGATGATTCACGTTTGTCACGTGATACACCTAAAGATCAATGGGAGCAGGGTAATCCTCGTTCCATCGATACAAACCGAGCTATCAATACTTATTTATATGGGGTAGCAAATAATGCAATCCTTAAAGACATTCATGAATCAATAATGTCTGGATCCTCTAATTCAGGAGGGTCTATGTCTAACACTGACTTTTCCTCTATTAACAGGAAATTAGACACTATCATTAACCAAACCGCTGGTGGTACATCCTCGAGTGGGTCTGGAAATGTTCCGTCAACTTTTGATAGAGCATTTGTTGAGAAGACACAGAACTCTTTACGTAACATGGAACTCATGCTTAGGACACTACATGAACGCAGGACCGATCGCATCACATACAACCGCCCAAACTTTGCTGATGCAAATGGTTGGACCCAACATGAGAAGGTTGCTAACCTGCGCCGTGACCGTAATGCCACTTTCGCACCACTGAACAACACAACATTCAATGGTGTAGAAATGGTATCATATGCAGCAATGCATTACCCAGGTCAAGACGAACGAATAGCTGGGGCTGGTTTTAATATGCAGGCTCTTGGTAAGCTCATTGGTTTAGAGTTCAGAGATGATGAATTAGTTCATGTTATTAATGGGAAGCATTATGGCACCCATCAATTGTATAACATGCAGCGTACATTGGCTAATCACTTAATCTCCAAAGGTTGGGTCACTTCTGATCACAACTCTATTGTGCCTCCTGTTAATCCCCCCTTATCATCCGCTTTAAATCAAACTATGAAGCAGATGTTGGCTATACTTACTGCCATGGCTGAGCGCCAGGGAATCACAGTACCACATGCTAATGCAAATATGGAGACGTCGCTATGCATTAAGTCTTATGATGAAATTTATATGGATCTTCTTAAGAGCTCTCTTGAGTTCTATGATGTTGACACATCTGCATATGCCAATACAGGTGGACGTACAGATTTAAATGAGGATGACTCAATGCCAGTTGGTGATACACAAACTATTTCCAGAACTGGGGAGGTTGTGCATCAAACTGATGGTGTTGTTATTGAAGTGCCCGTTAAAGGTTTCATTTCAGACTTCCAACTTAATGACGTCTATAATGTTAATGCATTGATAGGACGTCGTATGAGAGTTAAACAAAAACTCATGACTGTGATGAACAGAGGAGATCACATATTTGCTCTTCATTTGCCTAATGATTTGTATGCAGAGAGTGCTACTAACCCTTACTTTAATGATATTACCAGGCACTTTATGTCCATGAAAATGGATTTTAAGGTTCGTGTCACTACAAATGCACCTCTAACTTATGGTGGTGTAATGATGTTGCACTGGGATTGGTTTGGTCGCACTGCCGATTCCTACGAATTAACACCTGAAATAGTCTCCACAGGGAACTATGTTAGGTGGGACCTCTCTAAACAGGAGTACGTTGAGATGGCTGTACCAGGTGCAGCTATTTCTCACTGGATTTCCAGGAGTTTCGAAAGGACTGCTCCATGGTACTTAGGCAGGTTTGATCTCATTGCAGCAAGTAATATTCTTATACCAGAGGGCTGTGCTTACCCAACATTTACCATGTATTGTGCAGTGGTTAACGCCAATGTTCATACATTGGTCCCCAAGTGGAACACTGTGCCAGCTGTACCGAATGCCAACACAATCACTACTAAAAATGTGAGTGCGTATTCATATACTTCTTTGCCAGGTATGTCCGTGCCTTTTCCCATGAACTTGACACAAAACCCCTCCCCTCCAAGTTCAGGTGGAGAGACAATTAACGAGTATATAGGTCAATGGTCATTGGTCCGTTCATGTATGTGGAAATCAACACAACCAGCCAGAGAGATCCTTACTACATGGGTTAGCACACCCACTGCCGCTAACTTTATAGGTGACAAAATTCAACCAACAGCAATTTCAGAATATGCACGCCATTTCCAGTATTGGTCAGGCGGACTTGAGTACCAGGTTGAAATCTGTTCATCAAACTTTACCTCAGGTAAAATTATGGTCACAGCTGATCCTGGGACAACAGTCTCATCATCAAATACATCAGCTAAAATGCATCATATAGTTGATTTGAGGCAGCAACACACATTTGATTTTTCATGTCCTTATAATGCCCCTACACCTTACAGACCAACATTCTTTGTTGGTACTAGAGGGGATGATATTTATTCAAGGAATTACACGCTCAATATGTACGTTGAGGAGCCTCTTATTACCGGTATTGAGGGTACACCTGAGGTGACAATTAATGTGTATGTCAGACCTATGCAAGACTTTTGTTTTGCAGTAGCTGGTAATGGACTTGGTCACTATAACGCTTTAGCATTAGCCGTCGTCCAGGGTTATCCTGATGAATCAATGGCAACTGTTACCCATAATGGTAGAAGATTTATGGATAATGAACCTTGGATGGATCAATATCAGGTACTCCAGAGATACATGGATTTCACATCATTCTATCTCAAAAGAAATTACAAAAAGGACATTTATATACCTGTCATGCCACGGTTTCCTGAAGGTATTGAGAATAATGTTTTAGCCAATGTAGCTAAACATTATTCCTACTGGAATGGGTCATTGCGTTATAAATTTAAGGTTACAGATGGCCGTGGTACTATAGCCATAGGCCATGCCGCTAATACAGGTATTGTTCAGCATATTAAGAATAAGCCATTTGGTAAACAAGAGCATAGACAGGGCCTCAAGGGGGGTTTTTCCTGGGGTTCTTATCAGAAGTTTGATGTCAATGTTGAAGACACTTTTGAGATTGAGGTACCTTACTACTCTATGTATGAGTACCTACATATACCTCTTAGGTTTTATAAAAACAGCATCCTGCCTATTGGCTCATGCAATTGTGGCAATTTAGTTATCCAACCTATTGCTGTAGAAATTCAGATGGAATTTGAGGTCTCCATATCAATTGGAGCAGACTTCAGGTTTTACGGAAGGTCAAATGCTGGCCCAAAGAAAGCACGTAGAGCAGACGAGACCCTTCGCCTTGTAAGATATGCTTTCCCTGTTAATGACACTGATGTCGTAGCTCAAGTAGATGATGATCGTCTTGTTGAAGATGATTCCTCACCCGCTGAGGCACGACCTCAAAATGAAAATGAGAGACCAATGGCTCAGGCTAATGGTTATAAAGAAGATGAAGCAGAATTCTGGGGTGAACCTAATTGTCTCACAGATCAGAAGGCTGAGGAGTATAAGGGAATTATTGCGCTCCGAAAGAGAGGTCATGGTAAAGTGAGACTCTCTTTATGGCACGAATTCCATATTCTTATCCAGAAATGGAAAGATGAAAGGAAAAATAAACCCCAAGCCAATGGATTATCCGAGTGGTTGTCCGCAAGGTTATGTACCACAGTCACTTCTGATAAGAGTGCTCTCAAGGACATGATCCATGAGGTGACTCAAACATTCTTTGAATGTATGTGCACTTGTATAAGAACATCAGTGTATAATGTTTACAAGAAGGTTTTTGGTGATTTTACCGATTTCTTTGATAAGATAGTTGACTCAATTAGTTGGGATAATGTATGTGAGGTTATTGGTTATATTATCATACGCGAGATTATGAAGCGACTTGGCTTTAAGGAGATGTTTGATTATCTCCTTTTGCCATTAATTATAGCTAAGAAACTGAGTCCTCAATTACAAAGGATCTTTGACCAAGCCTTAGACAATATGAAAATAATGAAACAGGGCCAGATTAAAGAAAAGACTAAGTCCCAGACAGAGCGATTGGAAGCTGCTATTTTCCAGCAAGAACATTTCATCGATATTGATGATATTAGCGCTGAAGCAAATGGTATTATGGATAGCATTAATTTTATAGTACCAATCTTAGCAGTCATAACTGCAGCTTCATCTATTAATCCTGATGCTAGCATCCTTAAGCAAGCTGGAAAATTTATTCAGAACTTAGGTAAAACTAGGGACATGGAAAAAGGATCTGGTTATATCAGAGAAACAGTGGAAAAACTTAAAAGGAAGTTTTTGCCTTCTATAGATAATGATTTAGAGGAGGTTACTAAAGAAAATGCGGTGAATATTATTACATGGCTTGAAGAGTTTAACCTTGAACAGATGAAATTTCAACTCAAAGGGAACCCAGAAAGGCATGTGGTAATAGCTCAAGCTAAACGCCAATCTAAACTTTTAACGGAATTGGTTAAACGGAAGGAACTTGATAATTGCTGGATGAATCGCATTGTTAGAGTCAATGAGAGGATAGCGAAGTATGAGAATTACTTTTATAAGCAAAACAATATAACAAGATTTAGGAAGGACCCGTTCCACGTTTCTATTTTTGGTGAACCTGGAGTAGGTAAGTCCACCATCATGGGTGAAGTCGAACATTTCCTCATGAAGGTTTTTGATATTAAACCGTATCAATCATATTCTAGGACTAGAACTGATCATTGGGACGGTTTTTCCCCTGAAATGAAGTTCCTTAAGATGGATGATTTAGCCCAACACTCAGGTATGGAGGCTGCTGATATTATGGAACTCATTTTGATGAAATCAAATAACCCATTCATAGTGCCCATGGCTGATTTAGAAGAAAAAGGGATGAGCTTTAAGGCTGACTTTATTTTGTCAACAACTAATTGCCCTTACCTCCATTCTGATTTAAGGATGTTGCGTAATGAGCAAGCTTTCCATAGACGTAGAGATATGTTAGTTGAGATGGATTTTATTGACCCGTTGATTCCGCCAAGTGCTAACAAAAACTTCTTTAATTCAAAGTTCCGACTTTTCAACCCTCAATCACGTTTTGGGGGTGTCGAACATCCTGGTTGGCATACATGGGAGGAATTTAAAGTTTTACTTGTTGAATATGCCCAAAAACATCACCGCAATCAAGACCGATTGTTGGAAAGATCACAGGAGTTTGATAATGAACTATTGGCTATGCCCAATAATGCTGATTATAAGATTCTTGGAGCTGCTATAGGAGATGAAATTTACCATGGTGATGTGCTCAAGAGATTCCTCAAGAGTGCTGATCAGATGTATTTAAATGAAGTTGGCGAACTCCAGAAGAAGGGCCACTTAAAATGGATGCATTCAATGGAGAAAATTTCCATCGAAGCTGTCACAGCCGAAAATTTAAAAGAGATTGATGAGGAGATAAGTAGTGCCCCTGATGGCCCTATTAAGGAGGCACTTAATTCTCTTAAGAGAAGAGTGGTTTCAACACAAGCTGTAAATACTGCAGCAGGCTTAACTATTCAAGCTACTGACATGGTCTATGGAACAGCAACTTGCGTTTCAGAAACTATTAAGTCTTACGGCGATAAAGCTGGAGAATTTGGTGTTGAGTTTTGTTCAGGAGTTAGGGAGCAATTGAAACCTGCCTCTAATTTGTTAATTCATGCTTATGAGAAGTTTAAGCGTGGTTTAATAATTGCTGGGCAATATTTGCAGACTGCTTTCGACAAATTTGTAAAGTTCTGTTCTCTAACACCAATGAAATATTTCTTAATGGCTACATCAATTGCAGCTGTTATATCTTTTGGTGCTTTCAAATTGTACAGAAAGATGAGCGGTATAGCCAATAAGGTTTTGGCAAATACTGCTGATTTAGAAGATTATGATGATAGGATGCTTAAAAAGAAGGCAGAAAAGAAGGCTTTTGAAGATATGGCTGAGGATTATGATCGATGGTACCACACAAAAGGTCCATCCGGCCATACAAGATATGAGCTATGGGACCTCCAACAAGAGTTGAGTGGCTCAGAAATGGGCTCTATGCTGGGACGTAATGCTAAAGCAGCACACGACTTCTATGAGATGGATATTGATAATGCTTATAGAGGTCAGATGAAATTTAGATCTAGACCATATGCTAATGCTCAACAGGAGAACTTCAAAAATAAAGTTATAGCTAATGGTGTTGAAATACCTACACTTGGGAATCAAAATATCAGGTGTGACACCATGCCTAACTTTATCGGTGATAATATGTTAAGCAATCAAGTTTATTTGGTCATTGACACAAATACTAAATTTGCTCAGCGTGGCTTTATGATTAATGATCACATGTTAATGACCACGTTTCATTTTTGGCTTAAAGGGGATGGAAAGCTGCGCACTGATATTGAGTGGCCAGTTTACCTTAATATATATTTCCATGATAGGCCACAACCTGAAACCGTAATGATCCAGAAACCACAGATATGTGGCCAAGCTGATATTGATACATGCTTTATTCACCTTGATAGACACATAATTGGTGTTAAGGATGTTGCCAAGTATTTTCCCAGGAGCTCAGATCTGTTAGAGCATAATACAGCAAATATACTAGGCATTAGGTATGTTAAAGGTAAGATGCATTTCCTTATTGAGGGTATCCCTCAAATGCGCTTACTTAACACCCCTTTACGTTATGAGATGGGTGTATTGATCCTAACATGCAAGGGAGTCTATTACGACTCCATATTACATTATGGTGACTGTGGCTCAATTATTGTCTGCGCCGACCAGCTTAATAGACCACGCATCATTGGTATGCATGTAGCTGGTGATCCTACTAAGGGTAAGGGTAGACGATACGCATCATTGATTAAGAGAGAGCATATTATAAAGGCTTATAATTTCTTTTGTTTACCTGTTCCTCAGGCCAATGGTGGTGTTGATGTAACCATTGAGCACCTCAAAGAAATTAATGCTTTCAAAGACATTCCTAAGGGGCAGACCAAGGGCTTTCCCTCTGGTTTCTCCGAATTTCTTAAACCAGCAGCTGTTATTGGTCTATGTGCAGCTGCTTACCATGGTGCATCTTTTATGAAGTCAAAGATAACGCCTTCTGTTATTGCTGATGATATGGCAAAGCTTGGTATTGAAAGCGGACGAGCTCCTGCCATCTTGGACGATAGGGATCCACGGAATAAATTAAGGATAGAGCCATCATGTGTTGCTGTGAATAAATATTTAACTGAACCATGCTCTATACAAAAAGAGGATATTAAATTAGTCGCATCGCATCTTTCAGCAAAGATGTTACCACTGGAAGGCGATTTACCGAGAAGAGTTTTAGATATTAATAGGGCTCTTAACGGTTATGATAAGACCAATTTTGATAAAATAGACCGGGATACTTCCCCGGGTGAACCATGGGTTGCTAAGTTCCATGGCAAAGGTAAACATAACATTATCACTGAATATCCGTATGAATGGAAACAAGAAGATGTTAAGTTTGCTACACTACAAAGAATAGCATGTTACCGTAATGGTATCAGCTATCCTACAACTACAGTGACCTTCCCCAAGGATGAATTAAAATCTCACAAGAAGGTCAAAGAGGTGAATACTAGAACAATAGAATGTTTACCTATGGATCTAACCCTTGCAACAAGAATGTATTTTGGTGCTTGGATTTCTATGTTATATAGGAACAACGCCAAATTGAGCTGTCAAGGAGGTTTGGATCCAAATTCGCCACTTTGGGGGGATCAAGCGCGCCGCTTGCTCTCAAAGGGAAACAAATTTGTAGCAGGTGACTACAAGAATTTTGATGGAAAACCTTCAGCCATGATGATTGACTCAATAGTTTGGGCAATTAATAATTGGTATGATGATGGACCATCCAATGCCCGAGTAAGACACATGATAGTCCGTGAGTCTTATGAAAGAATAACCATTGTAAATGGCTTCTTTGTACAGTTAGACCATGGTATACCTTCGGGTTTTGCTCTCACCATGTCCCTTAACTCATGTCTAAATGACTTATATAAGGGCTGCGCATGGATTAATATCATGCCCAAAGAACTACGCTCCTTGGATATTATGGAGCAAGAGACTGATGCGCTCACACTTGGCGATGACCATGTTATAGCATTATCCGACAAAGTTTGTGAATATTTTAATGTGCAAACTTTCGGTGACTACTTAGGTAGTGTCGGTGTAACGTACACCGACGCGCACAAGAACCCGTACTCTAGTGCGCAAAAGTATACAGGATTTGAAGATGTTTCATTCCTAAAACGTACGTGGCGTCCCCATCCTCAAGATAAAACTTTATGGATGGCACCCCTGGACCAAAGCACGATCGAAGAGAGATGTCTCTGGGTTAAAGATGTTAAGAATTTTACACAAAATAAAGTTCGAACCATTGTTAACATAGAACTCTCACTTAAAGAGGCGTGCCCTCATGGTGAAGCTTACTTTGAAAAGTTAAGGAAAACTCTGATGGCCGCCTGGAGCAACGCCAAGCTGCCACCGTGTGAATTTCCTGTCGTTTCTTACGATGTACAGATGCAGAATTTGTCTGATCTACTTAGAAACGGGAACACCATAGTGAAGATCACTGAATGAGTTACTTTAGAGTAGCTCATCTAATGAGCTAATTCGACTTCTCTATACCGCGTAACGACAGGATTTGGTCCACCCTGCCGTTGAACACGCGCTTAGAGAAT